TATGCATACAGGGAAAACCATTCTGTTCTGGCTACTATTACTTTCTTCAGAAATATCGCTAGGGACTTGGAACTTAGCGATGCTTTGCAGGAAGCTTTCTTATCATGTGTCAAGACCATTCACCACAATGTCTTGAAGCGTGATGGAGAAGGCGATCCAATTGTTGATCCTCAATCATTCCTCACTATGGATGAGTTTAGGACAGTTTTCAAGGGTTGTAGACAATTTGCCAGGAATAAACTTCCTAGCCTTGTTAAACAATTGCTTGGTCTCATGGTTAGTACCCTTTTAGCTCCTAATTTGCTTAAGAGTACAAAGGGTCTTTGGAGGATGATTGGTAGGATTGTCAAGAAGCGCAGTGACAAGGAGACTGTGCTTGAGGGCATGGTCGAAACCACATGGGACATGATTGATGATGGCATTGAGTGGCTTATGAGCGATGAGGCATCACCGGACGTTGCCAGGACACTGGCAGCGTCAAAGGAGATGCGTGAGTATGCTGCTCTTAATGGTCCAAGCATGAACACTTCTCAGCGTAACGATTGGAAGGATAATTATCAATTTGTCCATAGCAGGCTTGTACACTTGTACGCCCGTGAGGTTAAGAATAATTCTTTTGTCCATTCAACATCACTTGATCGTGAAAGGGAGTTACTACATGCAGCCTTTTGTAAGGTTGTTAGGGTTCGTCCCGAAGAGAAAGAGGAGGCCCTATGCATGATTGCAGTTGGTAATCCTGGAATTGGGAAGTCCCTTCTTTCCCAACTTATTCAGGATACTGTTGCTGTCGCGACCCAGGGCACATTCTTTGATCCACATCAGGTTAGTGTAGTTGGTCCAACTAAGTTCTTTGACACCTTGTCTAACTTGACTAAAGTCATTGTTGTCGATGATATTATGTCAGGGATGTTAGAAGGAACTCAACCTAATGCCGCTGCTGTGAATTCCAAAATATCGGAACTCATAATAGCTGCTATTAATCCTGTTGTGTGGACACCCCCTATGGCTTCTCTTGAGGCCAAAGGGAATACATTCCCCGATTTAGCCCTCCTTATGATGACGGCTAACTGGGAGAATGGCTATGGTGATATGGCCCAAGCCCGTTGCCCTGGTGCTGCTGCCAGACGTGCCACACGCCTTGAGGTTTACCTGAAGGAAGAGTACACTGGTCCAGATGGCAAGCTGGACTTGACTAAGATTGCAAATGGTGACTTGTTTACCAATTGTCCTTGGTACATTACCGTTAAAAAGTATAACAATGCTAAGGCTGATGCTGTTAACGTGGGTGGTCTTAAGAGCAAACTTGTTGAAGGCGCTTATGAAGTCGTAAACCTTGCGACTGATGATGGGACAATCCCGTTGCACAGGGTCGATACCGCGACATTTGTTAAGTTTATCTTACACGAGGTTAAGGCATCAAAGGGCAGGGGCGATATTGCCACTGGTGTCAAAACCAACACCCGTGACCGTATAATGTACCTTGCACAGCCGCAGTCCATGTTCGATTTGAATTTTTATGATGTGGATAATTCACATAAGTGGATGCAATGGGTACACACTGGTAAGACTGATCTTACAGTCAGACAGGAGGTTAACAGCCTATGCAATTTAACGCGATCCAGGATAGGTGTTTTCATGCTTCTTCTGAGGTGTCTTGTCTTGTTTCCAGTTGGTATGATCATGTTTCATGTGACTCGCAATTCGCACCAAGGGTTTAGGAAGACCATTCGTCTGTTCTATACACTTCTTGTTGCTGATATTGCTGTAGGGATTGCTATGGATGGGATTAGCTTCCCTGGAGCACAGATGATCGTGCCTGTTGCCCGTGACCACATTTTGTCTTGGTCCAGGTGCACTAACTTAACCATTGGAGCCGCACGTAGAGTGAGGGTAAAGGTATATGGTGCATGCCGTGACTTGAAGAGGTACCATCGACCTATTGCCATTGGTCTTTTCTCAGGCTTTTCCCTGTTTGCGGTACATTCTTTTATTCGGTTTGTTAAGCGTAATAAGTCGATGCTCAGTCTCATTGGGGAAGAAGATCGAGAGGATTGGTCTTTAGCATCGCAATGGGTCAAGCAGGAGAAGGTTGCGAGGAATGATGCGTGTATGCCTGAACATCCAGTGCGTCCTAAGTATGTTGCTGGACAGGCTGATAGTGATATTTCGATTGGTGGCCCCCTGAACACGAATGATGAGCTCAAGATGAGGGCTCGCGTTAATGTGTATAAGGGACCACATGGGGGTAATAATACTAACACTATTAGTGGAGACAAGGACAGTGTTGTGCCCGTTACAAAGACTGCTTCCTTTGATCAGGTCGCGACATGCGTCTCTGCAGCGCAAGCACGTGTAGTAGTTACTGGACTTTCAGGCCCAGAATTAGGGCTTGAAGTCCCTGGTACGTCTGCACGTCAGTTTTTGGTGTTATTGGGACAGTGCCACACTGGTGCGAGAGCACTAGTCAACGCGCATTTGTTCCCTCGTGATTACAAGTGGTATTCAGTGCGAATTATGTGGAACCCGGGGCGTACGACTAAACCATTTGTGCTTCATGCTTCCCAGATTGCTTTTGGTACTGATATGTCGCCAAGCATTATTGGTGGAGCAGACGGTCTGTTGGATTTGGCCGTTTTTAGTATTCCTGACTTTGGTGCAGTGCGGTCAATTGTTGATTGCTTTGCAGAAAGTGCAACCTTCGGGCCTAATGCTCTGGTTGCAAAGAGGTTGGGTTGCTCAACCTATGATGGTGATTACTGTCATAGGTCTGGTCTTACCATTACACCTGGTAATGTTATTGGTCCTATTTCTGTTAGGTATAGCACAACTTCTGTTGCAAACACTAAATTTCTTGCTGTGGAAATTGAGGGTGATGGTACCAAGGGTCAGTGTGGCATGGTGGTCCTTAGTGGGTCGTGTGTTATTGGCATTCACTCTGCGGCCAGACAGGAAACCGG